ATTAGGAATCTTAATGAACGGTGCTAACATTGGATTAGCTACAGTTTGTAGCAAAGCAGTAAGTCTTTGACTTCGTACTTCCTTCTGCATAACTGCAGCAGTTCCCTGCGGTTTAATTTCTAAATCACCTATTATTTCTGGGCTAGTATCATTAAACTGCATGTTCCAATGAAACATACATTCCCCTAAAGGCTTGAGTAGAAAATCGTCAATATTTTTAATTACTGTTTTAATACTTAAGTTCGCTCCTCCTAGTAACATACTCAAACCTGAAGCAGTACGTCCAGTACCAGAAACTCCAGTTTGTCCATGCATAATAGAAGGTAGTCCAGTTTCTTCATCTGCTAGTTGTCTAGCAGCCTGATACATCTGTATATTCTCTACAGCAGTATTAGGAAACTTAATCGCATTGATCGCTGTACCTGTTACTCCTGATTGTCTACGAAATACCTTTCCAGGATAGATGTCATAGTTCTGACCTGGAACTAGACTAGCTTCATCTACATCGAAAACTACATTGCCTGAAAGAGCTAAGTTATCGATAGCCATTCTTACATGACCATTCATTAGTAGCTGAGCATCTTCCATATTCTCTGAAACACCAACACCAAATAATTGATAAGGATTGATCTCATACGGAAAAGTAAAGTAAGGTATCCTGTACGGAGTAAAAGGATTGAGTACCGCACGAAGAACCATATTTCCACAGGTCCAGATATTTACAGGAACTTCACTTAAGTCGTCCATCGGAATAGGAATATCTAAATCCTGTGCTGACTTAGAATCGAGCATTCCCCAATATTCAAAGACTTCGAACCTATCTTTATTAGAATGTGCTTCTAAATTTTCATGTCGAATAGTATTTTCAAAATATTTATCATCGTAATTCGGACCTTGATCTAAACAAGCAGCGATAGTTTCAGGAAGAAAGAATGGCTTATCCATCAAAGCTCGTATCTGTTGCCGATTTAAACGATGTCTTTGAATTACATACGTACAATCTTCGATACTAGTAGCCCCAGGATCAGGATAGAAATCCCAACAACTAACCGATTCAAGACGAGGAACCATACGTTTATACGGTTCGTACTGCTTTTCCTGACCCCATTTATGAACAGTTTTACTTTCATTTAAGGGGCCTTTTATTATTCCAGTACCTAATAAAGCCCCTTCGAATAAAGAATGTCTAAAAACAGTTACTGCATTATTTTCATGAAGCTGATCATGGATAGTTTTTTCCATCAGTCTTGCAGATTCTCGTGCAGGAGATATTTGTGGTTCTCCTAATCTACTAGGGCCTTCTTCTAAATTAGCCCCTTCGTACCTTTCTGACAGACCTCCTAATGGATTTTCTACAGGAGTAGCTTCTAATGCTCCAGGAAGAAGCTCTTTATCATCACCTTGATATCCATACGGACTTTCTGGTGCTTGTTGCTCTGGCATCTGTGGAGTTTGACTGAGATGTGCAAATTCTGCTATCCCTTCAGGCACAGGAGTAGACTCCACAACAAGAGGAAACTTCTTGTTCGCAAATAAGACATCGATTATCTGTCCGTAGGCAGCAAGAACTTTAGTTTTTGTTATCTTAATAAAAACTCTGCTCTGTTCCGAATCACGAAACTGAGTAGTAGAATCATAGATCCCTCTAAAGTTCTTGTACGCTTTAAGCCAGCGTTGTTCGTGCTGATAACGTCCTGTTTCAGCCTCTTCGAATTTTGACTTAACGAGTCCTGCCGTATTGGAGGACTCCTCCATGATCATTACAGCGGGAGTATCTCCAAGGCTGCTTTCATCAAGCATCTCGCCTCCTTTAGAAAACTAGTAGTCTTTTTCGTCGGCCATACGGAAAACAGCAGGATCGAACTTATTTTTTGGGTCGGGTTGGCGAGGCATGTTAACTTGTAACGCACCTTGTTCAGTACCGCCGATAAGTTTAGATTCCAGTTTTTCCCTATGCAATACGCCGTCAGGTACAGGGCTTAATTCACCTTGTTTTTTCATCAAACCTTTGAAGTAATCTTTACCATATTCGTACATTGCTTTTTCCTTTTAAGTTAGGGGTTAAGTTGGTAGTTCATTCTACCTGAGTTATCATTTTTATTGTAAAGTAAGAGGGCCAGATCTGTTAGCCATTCCCTCTTCAGCCAGTTTAAATTCTGCTTCTTGTAGTATTTTCTTTATTTCAGAAGGAGAAAATATATCATGCACCATAACATTAGCTCCTCCAAGATCAAGTCCAGGATTTGCTTTCATTATTGCATTATGTTCGTATATTTCCTTGTGCATTTTATGTAATTCTTTAGATGAAAATCCTTCTAGAGTAGATCCTAATCCTGCTGGTGAAGAAGGATCAACAGCACTACGTACACCTTCTCCTAGTGCATCAGCCCAACTCTTACCTGCGTATAATGCTGCTCCAGTTCCTATTGTAAGTCCAGCAAGAGGTCCAATAACAGGCCCTAAACCTTTAATATTAACCTTGTACCCTCGTGTTCCTTTTTCTTTCATTCGCTCAAGCATACCTGTTTTACCTTTTTCAACAACAGTAGGAGTAACTACAAGCGGTTTATTATTTATAGGAAGAGATTTTTTAAAGGGTTCTCCTGTCTTTTCCATCTCCTTAAAAGATTTTGCAGTAGGGTATAAATCTCTAGGAACAGGTTTATTTGTTAATTCAGAATTGACAAACTGCTTAGACATATTTAGATCTTGTTTAAGATCTCCTTGTTCGTAAAGATGATGAACTATTTGCCGAACCTCCTGCATAGTAACATTAGTACTCCCTGTTCTAGGCTGATTTTCTGATACTCTTTGCCAGATTGCTTTAAGATAATTTCTTTCTTCTTTAGGACCATGACGTACAAGGGTAGACATTACATCAATATGAGCTTCCTTAACAGCTATTCTAGCCTGTTTTCTTATATTTATAGTTTTTACTTTTCCTTCTTTTGGTACAAGATAATCAGGTGTATCGGGATCAAATTGTGAAAACGGCCTCTTAAGCAGATCTAACTGTTGATCTACTTTTTCTTCAGGAATAAGAGAGGTTATTTTTTTAGGTCTTTCTACTGATTTTTTCTTTGTTGTACCTGCTTTTTGTTCTTCAGAGACAGTTACTTCTCCTGGTTCAACTAAAAAGCCCTCTTCATCGATAGCTCCGTATTTTGGTCCAGGAGGATCTGCTATTTTTTGGTTAGCAAGTGGGTAAACAGGTGCAGAAGGTTCAGGAAAAGTTACTCCTGCTCCGTAATATTTTTTTACATCTGCTTTTGAAAGTACTTTACCGAAAGGATCTTTACCCCTAAGAGTAGAAGCTTCTATTCCTCCTTCAGCTACTAATCCTGCATCCCGCTTAAGAAGAAGATCTCTTGCTGCTTTTTTACTGCCACCTTTATATTCTACCATCAGTAACCAAATATCCTATCTGCAGGTTCAGGTCGCATTTCTTTTATCTTGTTCATCATCGAGTTAATTGTTAGATGTCCTCTTGCACGAGTCATACACATGTATCTTAGTGCATCGTATGCGTGATCATCTGCTTTGGTATCTACATCCTCAGTATTCGTTTTAGACAAAGGAATACTAGATAGAGTACGAATTAGATGTGTACAGGAGGAAAGTATTTTTATTCTAGGTTCCTTAGTAACAGGATGTTCTTGTAACCTACGGTGTACTTCCATTTTTCCTGCTAAACGATTTCTATCTGCAGGTGTCCACCGGACTCCCGCTCTTATCATCGTTTCTGCTATACTAGGCCCTGTTCCTGTCCTGTTCCAACAAGAAGAATCCAGTACGGTGTAGTACATTCCAGGATCTTCACCTTCGTAACTAGCGATGATATTCGCCAAATTCTCTGCAGTTTGCCCTTTTCCGTAGAACTCTCTGTAGATCCATAAGTTATCGTCCCAATCTACTGCTCCCCAAAGTACACAAGACGGAGAGGAATATCCGTAGTCTGCAGCACGAATACGTAGCCAGTTAGTAGGTATCTCAGTAGGTTCGCATACATGTACAGGTTTAGAAAACTCTGGGAATGCCGCCCCCTCTGCAACGTCCCAATCCCCCTCTAAAAGTCTTCTTCGCTCTACTTCAGGAAGCGACCTTAACATAGCTTCGTATTCACCGCTTTGCATAAGGTAGGGGTTATCAGTAAGCCGCGCAGGGATGAATTTGCGAAGAAACAACGGCTTACCTGCTCTATCTTCTTGGGCAGAATCGGGCCACAAAAGCTGGTTTCCCGATTCAATATCTGTAGCTACAAAAGGCTTGTTAGGTTCACTAGGGTCGATATACATTTTCTTGACCCACCAACCTCCTACAGATCCTGGATTTCCTGTGCACCTCATGTAAACAGAGATTGCAGGATCAGTAGTTCTTAAACGTGACCTCAAATACTCCCATACATAAGGAGTAGGGTAATGTGTGATTTCATCGATACCTATCCACGTAAAGGACTGTCCTTGGTAACGTGATACGTCCTTATCTTTGTCCAAGTAAGAGAACCAAGCTGTGGCTCCTGAAGGGAATTGCCACATTGATTTGGCTTCTTTAAAGACTGCTCCTGGAAACGCTTTGGGATAAAACTCTCTGCTTTTGTTAATAAGTTCTGTAAGTTCGTCGAGAGTACGGCGAATAACAAGAGCGCGATGGTTAGAATTATCACAGTATCTAAGAAGATCAGCGATAAGAGCGTAAGACTTACCACCACCAGCAGCCCCGCCGTAAAAAACGTCACGTTCAGGAGAGGCGAGAAAATCTGTTTGAGGACCATCATTTGGCTTAAATATTACTTCCGATTTATCTTCGACTAGGTTTCTTATTGGTTTCGGTGCCGCTGCCAGTACTTCCTGTTCGATTATTTTACTGGTATTTGGCTTAACGATCTTTTCTTTTATTTTCTTTGCAGAGATCTCTGCTTTTTTTCTTCGTGCTTTGGTTTCTTTTTTCTGAACTCGAAGCTTGGCCTGTTGTTTACGAGAGACATTGTACTGTCCTTTTTCTCCAGGCTTTAATTTAGGGCGGCCAGATTTTTTTACTACTTCTTCTTGTTCCAACGCTTGTTCCAGATCCATGTGTCTAATTTGGAAACTACTCTCTCCGATACGCACCAAAGAATACTTATTAATTTTTTTAATTGTTTCCACAAAAAAACCAAAATATCCTTAAGGATTATTCCTGTAAAAAATAGCACTTTTTTTAAAAAACTAAAAAAATTCATACTTTTGGTTTGCGGATTCCACCGCCACGAGCGTAGTTCTTTTTAATTTTTCCACCACGAGCTTTTTTTGGCGATCTTTTTAATCTTTCTGCCCTGAAACTTATTACATTTCTACCTCTAGGAGATAACTTACTTAACCTATTCTTCCCTTCCATAATAGCTTTAAGAAGATCGTAGTCAGGAGTACCTTCCTTGTAACCAGTTTTACGCATTTCACTTTCAACATCTATTCTTTGTACAGGAGATTTTGGCAATTTTACTACCTTAGAAGGTTTGTAACTACTTAATAATTTATTAAATCCTTCTGGTAATTTAGTAGACCCAATATTAAAA